TGATTGAATCTTACAGTGCGCGGCTTAACCAAGACCTGTCCGCCATTGATAAGAGCCTGCTTGGCGCAGTAGACAAAGAGACTCGCTGGAGACAGATACGTGCGTTTCAAGGAGGTAAAGCTGACTATGCAATCTTCACACTGGCTAGCGGCGGAGTAGCACTCTCCTTGCATGATGAGGATGGCACTAGGCCACGGCGATCAAAGCTTGGACTGCCATACAGTTCAAAGATGGTTGTGCAGGCCTACGGGAGAGCACACCGGCTGACGTCTTGCTCGGATACCTACCAAGAATCCCTTGCATTCAACGGCACACGTGAGGTTAAGGTTGCCAAGCGAGTCTCGTTGAAGCTACGCTGTGATCGACACACGTCAACAGAGACTTATAGTGATATGGTTTGGACAGATGACAGTTTGCGAATTGATGATTCCTATAATGAGAAGGTTAATCCTGAAGACTATGTAACCGGAGAGACGAATGATGATTGACAACATTAATGACATCAAAGACATTCATGATCCTAAGAATGTCGAGCTATTCATGCGGGCAATGGATCGTAATACCAAGGCAGAGGAACGTTGGAAGCATATCATAGTAGATCCCAAACGAGCCAAGTCGCCAAGTAATGTTAAGTTCCGATACCAAGATCTTAAAGGTCACATCGAGGTTGCTGAGTCACTGGGAGAATCCACTGTTGCGGATGCTTGTCGAGTAGTCTGTCGCCTACCTCCCCGACATACACCATACTACGATGGACTGGAACTATTCCATACACAAGATCCTGATACACTGGACACCTGTCGTTGTATCCGCAAGCTGGCATACACAGATCATACTGTTCTTCTTCGTGGACCTACTGGTGTCGGCAAGGAACTACTTGCTCGCGCTTTGCATGGACCTTGGCGACAAGGACCTTTCGTAGCTCTCAACTGTGCAGCTATTCCGGCAACACTGCTAGAGACTGAGCTGTTCGGTTATGAGAAAGGTGCCTTCACCGGAGCGGACAACCGCAAGGATGGAGTATTCCAGCAGGCATTCGGCGGAACACTATTCCTCGACGAGGTCTTTGATCTGCCGGACTATCTGCAAGCTAAGATGCTTCGAGCCTTGCAACCTGATCCTGACGGTAGATGCTGGATCCGGCGCATTGGTGGTGTGGATGAGATCTCTAATTGTCGTATCGTCTGTGCCTCGCAAGGACAACCTGTCCGACAAGACTTCTATGCACGGATCAGTGTATTTGACTTTCGTGTTAAGCCACTGTCCGAACGGCCTGATGATGCCAAGCTTATCTGGCATGAACTGTATCCCACCTTCGATTATCCTGTCACTGATCTCCGCAAGCAACTTCGTCACAATGTTCGATCACTAATTGCGCTCGGTGAGCGTATGAAATTGGATGCACTATGAGATGTCATAAATGTGGTAAGTTTATGTCACGTGAAAGTAAAAAGGTCACTGATATGACAGGTTCTCCGACTGGCTACGTTCACTACTTCCACCTTAAATGTTATAACAAAGTCTTGACAAAAATAGTTAAAGATTATAACGCAAATTACCGCAACACCCTCCCCCCACTGGCATGAATCCTGCTTACAAAGAAATTCAAGATCAAGCTGCTGTGCTTCTTAAGGCATACAAGGTAACAACCACCCTTGAGCAGCAAAATAAGATCTCCCATCAACTGCATGTCCTTAATGAAAAGCTCTGTGCGGCATACGAGGCGGATGGCTTCACAATCAGACATCAAGCCAAATTGCGCTTCATTGCACACCGCGGACTGTATTACAACCAAAAGGCAGCCGAGGAAGTCAAGTCACTAATCGCAACCTCCAATGAAGGTGACGTTGTCGGCGCCCGTCTAACCACTTCCTCCGCCCTCCAGTATCTCCGGCTCGGATTAGCATTCTTGTGCGAGAACATGGATCCTACTGGAGAACACAACGAATGGGATAATAACTTCAGCTTCGCTAAGCGTGGCGGTGATGTTAAGATTCTCCGCAAGAATGCAGTAGTTGGAATCGCAACGCCAGTAGTTAAAAACCTCAACTGGCAACTTAAGATCATCGATTGGATGCAGAAGCCTGGCAACCTGGAAGAGCTTGAAGTGCAACTCACATCACTCAACGAGTTCCAGCGATTGAATACATTCCTGCTAAAATATCCTGGCGTTGAGATTAAAAACATCGACGGCATGACTGTAACTATCCATGTCAATTGAAGAGCTTACAAATCTCGACGATGACGCTATCATCGCACTGCTTGCGAAGACTGATGCGGAACTGATGGAGATGTTTAAAGATCTTCTACCCAACGTCAGGCTGATTCGTTGCAGTGAAGAGAAAGAAACCAAACTGTCCAAACCAAAGCGTGGCGAAGCGGCACCAAGAAAAGTAGTGGACCGTAGTAAGATTAATGCTGTGCTGGATAGGATTGATAAGCTAGACATATGAAACTCAAACGCTACTGGTCCCAGTCAACACTCGCAGGCGGCTGCAACAAGGCTATCACCTATGTGCAGTCCGGATGGCGTCCTCGTCAGGAAGATAACTTCCTAACTGCTGGCACGGCATTGCACCTATATGATGCTCTCCGTAGCCAAGGGGTGGATGAAGATACAGCTAGTGCTCGCGCCATGGGTTTGATGAACAGGCCGAACGTTAAACCTACCATCACCTGGCTCACAGCAGGCTACGTCGCCAACATGTGTCAAGCATGGGAAAACGACAAGAGTTCCCGCAACCCTGTTATCCACAAACCTAATGGAGAAGCCTGTGTCGAGTTCTCATTGGCGTATCCGATTCGGGAAACCGATACCTTAATCGACATTGGCACTGGCACGCTGGACGGGATGGAACTACTTCCTACCGACTTCATCGCTGTCCGCGATGTCAAGTGCACGATGAAGTGGGAACTGGATCTCCGGCAGTATGAACGTTCTGCCCAGTTCCTACACTATCCATGGCTCATGCGAGCATACTCTCTCGCCAAACCCACCTCTTGGTTTGCGCAAGAAGTATACCCTAAGCTCCGCTGCATTAACATCTACAGCGTCCGCATGCTGAAGGCTGGCGTGTCATTCAACCAACACTGCTTCAACATCAACTGGCAACTGGTCTCGGAATATGGAGATCTCCTTAAGCGATTTGTGGAAGGCTTCGTGCCTGGACTTCCGACAGGTCTCGTCACCGGATCCTGTATGTCCGGCAAAGACTACGTCTGCAACTACTTCGACATCTGTCACACATCAAGAAACGAAAACTATGAGCAATCTGAATACAATCCCATACTCCGTCATCGAGGAGTTAGAGTCAAAGATCAAGGCGCTAGTGAAGACGCAGTGTTTACCCCTGGCGTATGAAGATTTCCTTGTTGAGATGTTGGGAGATTGGTGCGTCAAGACAGTGTGTAAGTTCAAGATCGGTAACGATGAGCATGGTGGTAATTTCTTCCGGTGTAACTTTGATAAAGAGATCAAGAACGAAATGTTAGACTTGCCAGTATATCAATATGGAAAACAACTCAGAGACAAGTATGCAGACAGAGTCGATGAATACCTTGCAGCTACTGGAAAAGACGATAACAGGCGGTAAGGAATACCAATCCCGATGGCGATGGGAAGTTGAAGGGAATCCGGAGTGTCAGATATTTGACGGATACTGGAAAGATAATCCTAACCCCGATCATAGGTCTTACGCAGGGTCAGATCCAGGTCACCCCGGCAAACTAATCATCGTTGAACGAACTTACACGGAACGTATCGTAGCATCTTATGACATCACTCCCGACGGGAATCTCACCCCCATCCGAAAAGAATCCTAGGCTGTTGTTGCTTTATGGCATCCAGCTATCCGGTAAGACATTGTTCCTTACCAAACTTCCTGAGCCATATCTGCTGATTGACATTGATGGCCATGCAGGATTCTATTCCTGTTGCCGGACTGGTAAGATCAAGTCCTACATGGAGTTTATTGAACTCCTGCTCTCGATAGAGAAAGCCGGCAAGCCTTACAAATACGTGGCGGTAGATAGCATTACCGAACTCGTTGGCTTGTGCATCGAACACACCACAGCCATCTACAATCGCACCAAGTCTGCCAAAGAACCTGAAGTTGCAGATATTCGTGATGTGCCATTTAAGGGTTACGAGACACTCTACACAGCATTCCTGAAACTAGAGACAATGCTTGAGCGTGTTGCGCCCTACATTATCTTCATCGGCCATGTTAAGGATAAGTGGGACGGTGAGACTGCTAAGATGCTGGATGGCGAAGCTCGCAAAGGCGTGACAAAGAACATCCTTGAAGAGCCGACTGATAAGATCCTAGACCTTCCCGGTAAGTTGGCTAATACATTCCTTGGCCGTATGCACGCTGTGGGATACTTTCGCAAGGGTGCAACTAACCCTGACGGAACCTTTAACAACCAAATCATCTTTGAAGGAACTGCTGATCGGTATGGTAGCCGAGCAGAACACCTTCGCGGTAAAACAATCCCTGCGGATTGGAACTTGATATACGTATGAAAATTAAGACACTAATTGAGCAACTTCAAGAAATTGTTGCTGAGCAACCTGATGCGACTATTGGCATTCTGATTCTTTCGCCTGTTGTTACTATCGCAGATATCGACTGCATTACTGAGCAACCTGAAGGATCTCAACCTAACTACTCTATTCAGCCCGCATGATCACCAAAGACCTTATTGAACATCTCTCGAAACTTCCACAAGATGCTGAAGTGCTTCTTTATGTTGATGGTGAAATTCGCACAACCGAACTGGCACCGGAGTTTGATGAAGACAATTACGAGGCTGCAGGTAACTTCATACTTGTTGAATAACCACCCACTTTCCCTCTAAGCTGAGGGCCTAACAAAACAAAACACATGCCCGAATACAACGACGAAAATACGTTCCCGATGATTGACGGTTCTGTTCGTGTTCCTGACACGGCCGTCGATCTCTACATTCGCAAGGTTGAACCTTACACCAAGGAAGACAAGATCTCTTGGAAGCTTACACTTGAAGTTCTGGCGCCAGAGAATATCTCAATCGGCGGGAAGATGTTCTCTATCAGCGGCAAGGAGATTACCACCTACGTCGGTATCTCCAAGATGAACCTGCATACGAAGTTTGGATTGCTGGCGTTCTACAGCGCCTGTGGTTACAAGCGCACGCTCAACACCGATGAGCCTTGGCAGGTTAAGGACCAGTCCGGTGAGCCTGTTAACGTTCCGTTCACCGGTAAGGTTGTTCGGGCGATCGTTAATACTCGGGCTAAGCCGAAGAAGGCATACGCTGAACTCACGCCCGCACAGAAGGCGGCCGGCGAGAAGGCTGACTTGGTGGCAGTTTTTGATGATAACAACCAGCCTGTTATCGTCCACGAACTCCAGCTTGCACAGTGGATCGGACCGAGCAATGTGACCGCTCCGGGACAGAACTTCTAACCATCACGGGGAGGGAGTCCTCCCCCTTTCCAATCAGAGCATACGTGTTGTGCTTTGATATGAGAGAACGATGAAAATTAAACTACTAACTCCAACAGCAAAGGTTCCCGTCCGCGCAACCAGCGGATCAGCGGGATACGATTTGTTCTTCGACGACATCGTGCCTAACACTGATGCCTACATGACGCACCTTGTTACGATCTCGACAGGGATCGCTGTTGAGATTCCAATGGGATATGTTGGACTGCTGTTCCCGCGAAGCAGTATCTACAAAACCAATCTCCGTTTGGCAAACTCCGTCGGTGTTATTGACTCTGATTATCGTGGTGATGTGCGAGTGATCTTTGATACTAGGATGTTTCCGGGAATGTTTGGTTATAATGTCGGTGACCGAGTGGCACAGTTGGTTTTGACATCAGTTTATAACCCGGAGCTTGTTGTCACCAAAGAACTCGACCCCACTCAGCGTTGGCTTGGTGGATTTGGGAGCACTGGGAAATGACCTCCTACAACTTCTCTGTCACGCTGGCAGACACAACCGTCTACCGCTCCAGCCTCAACTGCCCCGGTATGCCTTCCCTTATGATGTTCCTTGTGTCACTATTCACCGCCTATCCCACAGCCGCGAAGGTGTTAGCCATTGAATCCTCCTCCGGACGTGTTGTTGCAATCATCACACCATGAGTTTCGAGCCGGCCGAGTATCGTATTAATCCCCGTCTTCCATACAACGGACTGACGATCATACTGTCATCGCCTTCACGCTTTGACACTATCCAGTCCCTTCAAGAAAACAAACCCAAGATCCTGACCTCTGTTGCAGGTAAGTGGTTTGCGACAGAGTGTCTTGCCAAAGCAGACATTAATTTCTATGCCTGCGAAGTGCGTATTGCGGATGATCGTAGTCCACTCCGTGACGGGACTAGGGTTATCTTCTGCCTCGGCCAGAAGGCTCAAACCACCTTCATGGGCACTATCTCCACCTTAGGAGAGCAGCGCGGTTCGCCGATTCCACTAACGCACGTCGTAGCACTCTCCTCTTACACACCGCAAGATTGTTTCGACGGCAAGAATCACGAGAAGAAGTTCCAAGAAGAGAACACTCCAGATGCGGTGTCGGATGATGATAGTGAAGCATACGATAAAGACGCTGAAGATACATTCGAGGATGAAAAGTCCCATCACGGTAAGACATCCCGCCAGAACTTTAAGTCTTGGCTAGAGTTCGATAGTCGCAAGGTTTCATTTCTTCTCAAGCACAAGATGCCCTTGGATCAAACCGAGATCATCATGCTTGATAATCCTTGTGAGATGTTGCGGAATCATCGTGGTAATTTCTACTTTGATATTGAGACTGCGACGGATCTCTCGATTCGCTGCTTTGCTTGGTGTGGAGAAGAAGGTCCAGTGTATGTTACAAGTGTTGTAGACTACAATGACGTTATGCGGCCGGACGGCTTCCGCATACTGCTAGAGCTTACTCTTGCTATCCGTCGTGCGGAATGTGTAATCATGCACAACGGAGATACCTTCGATTGTCCCGCCGTGATCTGGCGATACGGCTTTCCAGCAGCACCTAAAAAGCTATACGATACGATGATCGCCCAGCATAGGTGCTATCCGTTGCTGGAGCGTTCTCTTGGTCATTGCGGTGCACTGTGGACTTTCGAGCCTTATCACAAAAACGACGGTGTTTACAATCCTGTCAATGCAGATCAAGAGTATCGCCTGAAGCATTACTGTGGTAAGGATGTGTCCTTGATGAGGCTAATCAAGCAAAAGCAGCTTGCTTATGCTGAGACACGGAAGGGTCTTAAGGCATCTATTGAACATGCTTGTGCAGCAGCCAGAGCATATATGGATATGACGCTTAATGGCTGTGAAGTTGACGACCAGCGTCGTATCGCGATGCAGAAACGTTGTGATGATCGTGCGAATCTTTATGCACGTGTAGCGGAGTTGCTCATCGGTCCAGAAGTTAAGGCCTTGGTCGCAGGCAAAGGATCTAAGGCTCGACTAGTATCCTCCCCACAACAACTAGCTGCTTACTTCCACAAGGTGCAGAAGTATCCGGCAGTGAAGTATACTGATGCAGGCTCGCCAAAACTAGGCGAGAATGAATTCTACAAACTTGCATTGAAGATTGGTCCACATCCAATCCTCTTGCTTACTCTCGCCTACCGGGAGCAAGCTAAAGCTGCAAGTGACCTTAAGTTGAAACCTTACTACCGTAACTATAGAACCTGGAGCATAGAACAATGCAAACTCCGAGACACACAAACTTAACACAGTGCGTTATAACGCAACTCTCAGACGTTGGAAAAGTTCGCTATGCGACACTAGCTGGTAACACACCAGAGGATCTTAAGCAACACGCTAAAGCACTACTTAACCCTGGCGAACGCTGTGTGTTTGTGTTTGAAGGTAAAGTCTACTCTGTTGTATGCTCATAACAGCTAGTTGTAAGATTGCCTCGCAGAAGATGTTTCGCCTGTCACAGGGGAAGCTGTTTGCTGTTGGCAAAAAAGACGGTCCTTTTACAACCGGTCGCTCAATGCAGAATTGGGAGAAGAGTAAACGTTGCATTGTAGTTGCTGGTAAAGGGCGTAAGATTGTCCAACGTGATCAAGGTGGTGCTGATGCACGTGTTGTTGCTTGGGAAGCTCCTGACGGTAACTTCCGAAAGCTGTTCAAACTAGGCATCAAACCACATTGCTTCGTTGCCTTGCGACGCTACAAGCACGAATTCGCTAAGCGTATCCCAGAGCGATCAGCACAGTTTCTTGAAGCTGCGGCTACACCAATTGAAAAGCTAAAGCTTCTTACCTACTGGAAAGAACTTGTCGCGATCATCGCCGACAGTGACAATTGGGAGCATGGCGCGCGCTATTACTTCAACGGGAAGACAATGTGCCACAGCCTTAACTACGACGCTGAGGCAGGTATCTATCGTGACACGTGCCTCAAACGCTCTGGCGGAATGCTTTGGTTATCTTACGAAGAAGCTGAACAAGACGTTAACACCTACAAAAATGAACTATTTCCTGAGATTTTCAATGATTGGCAGCCGCGAGTGTTACGTGAATTTCGTCAGAATGGTGATGTTGTGTATAATCTGTTCGGCCATCCGATGCGATTCACGCCCCGTGTTCGCCACAGCATCAAGGACATCTACGCCGCAAATCCACAGAGCACGGTAGCAGAGATCACACATCGCGCGGTGACGATAGTGTGGGAGCGAATCCGCAAAGAGCGTCTCGATTGGACTATATTTAACAACTGCCATGACAGCTTTGCACTTAACTGTCCAGAGGATGAAGCTGTTCAGGCGAATGAAGAAGTAATGAAACCCGCCATTGAAGCACACCTTGTATCCACGCGAGGTGAAGAGTTCCAGATGCTTAGCAGTGGGATGATCGGTGATAATTGGGGACCTTGGCACAAAGATAAAAACCCTGGAGGCTTAGTAGAAAAATGAACGATACAACACAAGTAATGACTTTTGGTAAGCATAAGGGTCGCTTAGTTTCATCAGTCATACATGAGCATTTAGGATACATGGTTTGGGCTTTAGCCAATGTAAAGTTTTTTAAGTTAAGTGAAGATAACCAAAAGTTATTCGATGAGACGGAGAAACTCATGCGCAGTCGTCCAAAAGGTTCAGGTAGATCTATTGGACATGTTGACTATGATTTTGACGAGTGGGGTAGCTGTGCTGATGCGGCGCCTTATTGAACTATGAAACAAGACTGGGATGAATACAACAAGAATCTTGAGAGTCCAGATTTGTTTCTGGACTTTGGATTCTATTCACTTGTATCGTCCGCAGTTGGGCGAAAGGTGTGGTTAGCGAACCAGCAGAGTAGGCTATACCTAAACACATATACACTGTTCGTTGCGGGACCAGGCGTCGGTAAGTCGGCCGTGACTGATCGTGTCAGGGATATTATGTTTAGGATAGGCAAGACAGGTGAGGTTAACACAGATCCGACTCTGCACAAATATCCCGAGAACGAAGAGCTTGCTATTCCGACAGGGCCTGACAATACCTCCAAGCCTTCGTTGGTGAAGCTGATGTCCAAGCTCGGAACCGTGGAAGATTTCGAGGGCAGCCTTTACCATCATGCCAGTCTAGCACTAGCACTCACAGAGTTCTCTGCGCTATTTCCCTCCGGCATGGATCCTCGCGAAGTGGTTAGGTTCCTAACCGTCATATATGATTGCAATCCATACCAAGGAATGACTGAGAAGCGAGGTAAGGAGACTATCATGAACGGCTGCTTGAATCTTCTTGCCTCCACACAGCCAGCTTTCATGTATGATTGCTTTGAACGCAAGACCTTGACGGAAGGTATGTCAGCACGGACTTGGTTCATCTTTGAAGCTCACCCAAAGAAGCGTAACATCGACGGACCGATAGTGACTGACGAGATGCTTGAGGCTAAACATCGGCTGATGGTTAAGGTGGCGAAGCTCAGTAAGTTAGTAGGCCCGATTTACTACACTACCGACGCCAAGGAGCGTGTTAAATATTGGTATGAACATGAGTCTGACAAGAAGCGTCTTAATCGTTCGCCGAAGCTGGTTGACTATTACGAGCGTAAGCGTGTTCATGTGCAGAAGTTGGCGGCCATTATATCTCTGGCCCGTCAACAAGATCTTGATCACTGCGTTACGTTACTGGACGTGGAACAAGCATTCACTGAGCTGGCCCGCATTGAGAAAGCCATGGACCTAGCTTTGAGCACTAAGCCGCGCAATGAGCTATTCGAGATCCACACGATGATCGAGGAGATGCTCAACAATGGTGACTATGAAATCACGGCAATGTATAAAGCAGTGCTGGAGTTTGTCAACGCACGGGAGTTTGTGGAGACATTGCGATCCTTGATGAGACTTAAGAAACTCAAAATGATTCGCGGAGAAGCTGGAGAAATTAAACTAACCAACAACATGGACACTAAGAGTAATCTGAATGTCTATGAAACCGGAACCTACTTGAAGGAGTTTGAAGCGAGATGAAAATAAAGGAACTTATGGATATTGAAAACTTGTGGATTGTTTGCATTGCAGTTGTTTTGCTTGGACTAATTGTGTCAATAACTACGTATAACATTGTTGTGGATAAAGCGGCTATTGGACAAGGCTTGCACCAAGGATCTTTGCAAGGTTGTAATGGAGTTTACTGGGTGAAGTGAATATGGATCCCATCAACGGAAACGAACCGAAGCTAGAAGAATGTGACGGATGCGGAGAGTGGTTACCGCTTCGCGACTTGAAGTTTGAATGGAGTATGTTACTGTGTCCTAAATGTCTTGCAGTTATCCAAGAACCCTTACCTGGTAAATGAAACTCGAACTTCTTAGACTCGACACCAGACCTTACGGAGAAATCACCGTAACTGTCGAACACGCTGGTAATATCTGGCGTGTGATACACGAAAATGAAGTTATCGCAGAAGCACTAACCAGAGACGAAGCACTGAAGATTGCAGCTAGTCCACGATTTGTCGTAAAGCAACAGCGGCGAGGTGCGAAGGGATTAGAATATACTGTGTTCATTGCGGAGACTCTTAACGAAACTGTCATCTCAGTTGCACCGTCATTGAAGGAGTGCATCAAAGAAGCTGAGAGTTATGGATATAGATTGGTATGATTACACGAGAACAGCTACAAGCGCTGATTGATAAACATCAATTGCAAGTTGAAGGAATTAAAGATGACATCATTGCAGAAACTATTCGACAAATCATTAACTCCAAAGATGTCAAGCTAGTAGAGACCCCCGATGGAAGGTTCGGTGTGTATTACGTTCCTGGAAGCGGGATGGATGATTTGAGAGATGAAAACACAAGACTGCAAGCAAAGCTAAATGCTTATGAACGTATGATGGAACAACACGGTATTAAGATTGATAAGGAAGAAATTGAGGAGGAAGAGTGATAACTTGCTTTGTTTGTCATAAGGAATTAATCAACTGCGATCACCCAGAGCCAAGCATTGACAAAGCAAAGGCGCTGATATCACGTGATCTTGTGGCTATTAACGACTGGCCAAATAACCGGATGCTGATATTTTGCAGTAAAGATTGTTGGCGAAGCGTTAAACAAAAGAAGGGTTACAAGAAAACTGTGACGAAGAAATGAAAATTATGAGCCATCAACGTAAACCCCCAATCACCAAGCCCAAGCTCAACCCCTGTGCCTGTGGTAAACCCGGAGTTAAGAAACTCACTAGCGCCTGGATTTGCCAGACATGCCTCGACAGCAAACATGCAACCAAGCGACATACATATATCGAACCAACCGCCAAATCTCGTCGCCCTGAGTGGGCGAAATATCATGAAGCTTACGCTTGTGGGGTAAAGGTATGACAACCGAACAACATGAAGAACGTTTGAAACAACAAAGCAAATCACTCGAAAAATGTTTCAATGATCTCAAGACAGAAACTGTAAAACTCTGGGCAGACAATCAGACTTTCATTTATAAGATTCACAACCTTGAAGAGCTGCTTAACAGCAACGAAGCAACGCTAACAGAAGAAGGAAAACGACGATTGTCGATAATCAAAAGACTATGAACCTAACACCAGGTAACCGATATATATTCTCTGAAGCTGCTAGAATGCATGTTGTTGATGAATGCATTCTACTTGAGCTTTCACCCAGTAAACGGTTCTGTAAAATCCAAGCTACGCATTTTACTCAATGGACAAAAGTAGATCGTATTGTGTTTGTTGAGGATCTTGGAAAAGTTGAAAATATTCGCAGTCCGGACTATGAAACTGCAAATGGTTTTTTACTGAAGGATGAAGCTTACATTCCTATTAACGCAGGTCCGCCACCACGACAAACAGCAACGGAGATTGTGGCAGACAAGACTCAGCCCTCTAAAACTGCAACGGAATCTGTTAAAAACAGTAACGATTTTGTTATAGACATGGCTTCAGGTGAACTTAAGTATAGATATATATTTCCTCATACATACGCTAAGCATTGGTCAATGTATGACACAGCATCAGCAATTGCGACATTTATGAACTGTCCGTTTAACAAAGTTACAATCGAACCCTTATGACTTGCGATCCTGTCAATCACCCTGCCCACTACCTTCAACATCCTAGTGGCGTGGAGTGTATTCAAATCACACGACACTTTAACTTCAACATCGGCAATGCTATCAAATATCTCTGGCGAGCAGGATTGAAAGGCGCCAAGCTTGAGGATCTTCAGAAAGCTGCATGGTATATTAATGATGAGATAGTGAGATTGTCACCACCGCCAGAGCCTCAAGTGTTTGACGTAGTGCCATTTATAACGCCAGGACAACCCTTAGGAGGTAAGGAGTAACATGACACCCTCAAACGTAAACGAAGTTTCTTTAATTCAAGTCGTAAGAGTTGATTCTACGGTTGGTGAAGGTGTTGGAGATAATCCGTATCGACGAATCATTCAATACTGGAGCACAGAAGGAGAACTTCTCGCAACAATGGATCAATGGTTGGAAGAGGAAAATAAGAAGAAAAGAGTTTTTGAAGGTTGAAGCGCGTGAATGACAAAATATCTAAGCTAACTTACAAGCAACTAAAACGCAAGGTTAGACAGGCGCACAACTGGGCGAAAAGAAATCCAAGCAAAGTAAGAGGTGGTAGTCTGAGTAATAACTATTGCGCTGAAGAATACAATCGAGACGAGTCACGCTGGTTAAGGACATGCCGACGAAAACGTCGTAACATCTAAACAAAAACCCCGGGGACTTCAACATCCCCGGGGTTTCTCATTTAACACTTCTTTCCGCCTTTTCCTTTTTTCTTCATAACACACCTCCTTTCGCTTCACGGAGCTGCTTCTCTCCGAGATATTTAATCAACCTACTCCTCGCCTCACCTTCTCCGCGAAGTTTAACAAGCATCTGATAGAACTTGTTATCTTCTACGAAGCTATTATCTCCACGTGTCAGCGAGCGTTTCAAACTCTCAATATCCTTCGCAGGATTGCGTGATGTTTTAACGATCTCTTGCACAACCTTGGGAAGCAACGCGGTAAACTCCTCCGGCGTTGCATCGCGAAGCTCCTTCTCAGTAGCGTTCTCAAACGGATTAGCATTGATGAACGGAGTGGGCTTATCTTCCACTACTCGCTTGTAGATCCTAACATCTCGCCGTTCATCAGCCTTCGGGTCGGCAGGGATAAGATCCCGGACGATCTGGATATTATCCTTGGCAAGCTGAACTGCAAGTTGAGCGAAGTCCAGTGACTCTGCTTGGACCATCTGTCCAAGACGCTCACTTACATTACTTGCAATCTCCAGCATTGGCATTCCCGTTCCACGCGGAGGCTTTCCGGAAGCAAGCTGATGCGCAGAATAGACAATATCTCCAAGCACTCCCGTCGTTGAACTAGTGCTCAAAGCAGCAGCTAACTTATACGCTGCATCCTCTCCGTCTAGCGCCAGCCATTCAGACCAGCTAAGATGATCAGGCTTCTTTCCGCGAATGGTTTCATTCAGCTCGTCAACCAGTGCACTTCCCAGCAACACACCGAACATGTTGCCGAGTAGCGGTTTGAGATTACCGTCCCGAGCTTCATCAAACACGTTGCGTTTCCAGTTGTTGAATCTCTCGATACTCCACCGATTCAACGCAAACAATGGCCCAAACGAACTCTCTCGGATCCAAGTGGGTGTTCCGCGGAAGTCGTATGTTCCTTGGATATTTTCAGTAATACGATCAGCGATAACCTCAGTGTCTTTCTTCCCGCCAAACTTCTTGACGAAGGTGGGATTGTTAACGTTACCTTCAGCAATAGCTCTCCCCAAGGCCCAAGAGAATCCACGAGCAATCTGCTCAAGCTTCTGTGCTCCAGTGTAGTGGTTAATAGTATCCGCTGCACGATCAACCAAGGTATCTAGGTTATCCAGATTCTCGTGCCAAGTAGCGGAACGCGTGTTGATGATACCACGTTCCTTAGCTTTAGCAATACCATCAGCCACACCCATCACGGCTTTTGGCAAAGCTTTAAGCATCTCCCAAGGTCCGGCAATCTCTGAAGCGATCGGCATTACACTAGCAATGTCGCGAACCTTACCCAGCGGCCCAAGCGTTATAGCATTAGCCAGCTTTGAGTAGCTCAACATCTGCGACGGAAGCAACTGTCTACCACCCACCGCATCGTGCAGAGCACTTATGACATGTGGATTGGACTCATAGTTCACATGCTTAATATCTGTGCCATCCGGCAAGGTATCTGCACGCGAAGCAACTCCAACAGTCTTACCATCCTCGTTGATGTTAAGCAACTGCCTTACCGCTGGATCAGACTGGAGGTTCTTGAAGTATGCAAGATCGGCGGAGAACTTACTAAGATACCGATACCATTTGTTGGCAATGTTCTTTTCTTTCCAAGACTCAGGCAGTCCGTGTCCTTCTGCCAAACGAACAGCGTTGTAGTCCACACCCACACCACCACCTTTACGCGGGAACATCTGTTGCAAGCGTTCTTCGGCTTTAGCTTTAGGATCCTTGGCTTCAGAGAACTCGGCGGTGAAGTAGTCAATGAAATCCTTTCGCAGTGTGGCGGCTTCAGAAGTCTCTGGACTATTGATCAATTGATCGTAGACATGCGTTCCAACAACAGAAGGATTGTAACCAGGCTTATCCTTTGGCGGACGAACTTTGGTATTGCCCTTCTCATCAAGATATTTGACTGGCAGACTCCTTGCACGCTGTTCATCGTGTGTGCCAAGCAGTGCAGCCTTGATTATCGCCACTGCCTTCTTGAACTTAGGAGGAATAAAACCACCCTCTTGCGACACAAGTTTGTCAATCTTGGTAGCATCCTCGTTGCTGAACTCTCGCAGTGTTTCCGCGACAGGGTTACGAAAGCGGCCGTTGAGTAGTTGCTGATCTTGGGCATTAGCTTCTAGTTTGTCGCCGAGATACTTACCACCTGGACCAAGTTCACGAACGCGGGACAGACCAGAACCAACGATTGGAGCATCGGAGCGTGAGAATGCATAACGAGCTTCTTCGCTGGCTTTAGGAGTAATCTCCGCAGTCCAGCGAGTAATGCCGTCGGACATCTCTTCGAGTTTAGGCTCAAGACCTAGACGACGAGCTTCTTTAACATCTTCGCGATCGTAGATGTTCTTGTAGCCTTCGCCGGAGATTGCTTCATAGGAGCCTGAGGTTTCACCGCGTTTGATACGGGCGAGGATTTCATCGACATGTTTAGCTTTTAATCCATATCGTTCATCAACAACTTCGTCTTTTGATTTTGCATCAGTCTTATACTTTCTAATCTCTGCCACGTCAAGATTAGCTAATCCTTTGCCAGGAATATGTAAATAAAGTGTGGCAAAGTCTTGACCCTTTTCGCCAGGATTTACTCGCCAACCAATCCTCCCACCCTCAATCACATCCCTTCCATTCCTCTTCGCCTGTTCATCACCAGTAGTCCAAGCAATCTTCTTGAAGCCATCACGCTCGGCTTCGAGGATTAGTTGCTTTAGCAATAGGCGACGATCGGAGTTAAGATAAGGGGTAGAGGTGAGGGTTTCTTTTTCAGCGTCATCACCACGACTCTCAATCTTTTTTAACGACTTTCCAAGCTTTATTGCGTCTTCTTGTACGGTTTTTTTATTGCTTTCAGTTCTCTTAAGACCAGCGTAAGGCTCATCGTTAATCGCAATAGCCGTTTTCCCTCTCCTAATCACCTCCTCATCCCTATCCGTCCTCTTCCTAAAATCCTTCGTCACATCGCTTTGTGCTTCTTCGCCAATCTTAGTAGGCACTCCACCAGCTTCGCCTTCACTAGTGCGAATCCAGCCGAAGGTATCGTTGGAGAAATGAGTCTTTGAGCGAGGACGATCAACGTAATCTGCGCCGGGGATGCGAAGCGTGGTTTCGGAGCGGTTAGGGTTAGTGGTCCAGTAACGAGCCATGCGAGGATCATCTTTTGGATCATACTGAAGACTACTCTTAGTTAAAGGATCAACAAATTCATTATAAGCGTTTTTATTCTCTCTACTGATTTTGTAGCCCTGCTTAACGAGGTAATCAAATCTACTTCTGTCGTCAAAAGAATCTGCATACGTTAAAGCTTCAGCAGCTCTAACATCGCCACGATCTTTTAGCACACTTAAAACAATAAGATCTGCACTGGGATCTATATACCCAGTCTTTTCCGTAGCTAAAATAGCCGTAGCCCATTCCTTAAGATCACGCTCAAGAAATGCAGGATCTCGTTTATAGTCAGCTTTAAGGTCTTCACTAGCATATTTATCTAGAAGCTCTTCGCGAGTTAATCCTAGTTTTATAAAAGGATCCTCATTGCGCGTTCCTTTATCCGTATAATTCACCCTCTCAATCTTCGGACTAACTTCTTCCACAGCCTTCAACACCGTCGCTTTATCCAGCTTATCCGGCAACGTCTTAGCCAATCCACGATAATCATACTCCTCCA